CATCCTCATAGGATGATAGATCAAAGCTCATGAACTAGCCTTTACACGATCTATTGCAGCCCGTAAACCAGCTGCGCGGCCGCGATTAAAGCCATCTTTTACGCCTTCTTTGTAACCAACCGACCAACCTACTACGAACCAACCAACATTAGTAAGAATTACTAACGCTGCTACTTTCTCTATATCCATGTACTTCGCCCTTGTTTGGGTTAAGCCGTACTACACCGAATTAGGTAGCCCTGCCTAACGTGTAAATAAAGGGTAAAGCCTTGGTATGACAGCGGTCAATAACCGACACGCCCTAGCGATTAAGCAATATCTCGTAGATGCTATCGACCTTGGCCTCTATCCGATCCACACGGCCGCGTAGATTATGGCCACCATTTCCATCGATGCGTAACTCGCTTAGATAATACTTAACTAGATGGCGAACCATCCCAGCCGCTAAGCCAATAAGCGTACATATACCTATGGCTATTGCAAGAAGCGACTGGGCGGCCGTCATTACTTAACGCCGAAGGTCTTGTCGGATGTATTTAGCGAACGCAGTAGTGGCCCAATTAGGCCAGCAATAAACGCATTAGCTAGGGTCTTAGGATCAGTAACCCCAGACATGTATAGCGCAGCTGCACAGGTGGCAGCGTGGCGCAGGTATGACAGGCCAGCGGCCATGACTTGATCTTTCATAGTCTTACTCCTAAATGCCCTTAGTTGACTTGCGACAATACTGCAACGGTATGAGTACCGCTGGCAGCAATAGCATATAACGCCTCGTTATCTCCGACCGGGATTTGTAATTTATCTGCGTTATCTAGCTTGTATCCATTGGATGTAGTAACACTAGCGTTACCTAAATAAACCGCACCGCCGCCTAAGTTATGCAGCTGTACTGTTTGATCCATGATGTTGGCAGCTACTAATAATGTAGCTGTAGTTCCGACTGAGATTTGTGCGCTACTCGGCATTTTCGATCTCCTCTGGTTGCCATTCGGGATTGGATAAAATTACTCCTATTTCATCTGCAGTGTATGGTCCTTCTTTCCCGGATAACTGCTCTAGGAAAGTTGGCTCAATATCATCCCATTCAATAAAGGTCTTTGATCCATCGGTGCTGTAACGCAACGTGTCTTTAGATGTAATTACTAACTGGCTAAAATCAACCTTATCCAGTTCAGTAACAGGAATGATCAAATACTTGTTATAGGCCATATCGCACCCTTATCGCGTTAAAGTTTTGGACAACCTCTGATGATGAAAGTCCTCTGTTGTAAATTTGTAGGTTGCTTATGTTGCCTTTAAAATATCTTCCCAGCGCAGCTACGACAGTACCTGCAACGGCAAAGTTTTTTCCAGCTGTATAACTGACTGTGCCGCTTGCAGCAGTCGCTGTGTAGATCTGAATTCCATTTCGGTAACCTGTAACTGTAGTTCCACTTTTTGTATAAGTTAGATTTTGCCAGACACCAGTTGTAACTTGTAATCCTTTACCTGCTCCAAAGTTTCCAACAGGCTGAAATGATGAACCTGTGTAATAAGTTATGTAATAAAATCTGTTGGTAGTTGCATCCTCAGACTGTATTACCCACCCGTTTAATGCTCCACCACCTGCGTTAGAGTGTTCAAAATCAGCTAAGGATGTCAGTGCTTGGTTCTGAGTTTCGGGCAAAATCCAAAGGGAAACAGTAAAGTTTTGATTTCTTAGAGTTGCTGGATTTGTTACAAGGCCATAATCATTGACACCATCAAAGGTAATAAACCCATTGTTAGAATTGCCATAGGTAGGGCCATTAGTTAAAGCTGCATTGGTTGCACTTGCGCTTAAATCTGTCCAAGTTGTACCTGATCCAGTATAAGATAAAGGATTGCCAGCATCTAAATTTAATACTAAGCCATCAGTAATAACCGCAGGGTTGTTTGCCTTCCTATCCCTGCGAAAATTGCCAAAGGAACTAACTTGCTTCCCTTGCCACCCATGACTTATGTTTCTAAATGTCATTAGGAAATACGATTCACATATCCCGAAATGGTAACCACATTTGTTGTAGCTGCGTAAGCATAAACTGTATTGGCTGCTGATCCTGTGCCAGTAAGGTCAAGTCCGGGAACTACCAAGGTCAAGCCAGAGGTAGGTGGAATTGTAATCTTAATGTCGTTATCGACAGCTGTAGTGCCACCAAATTGGATCGTAAGTGCAGTTGCAGTAGATGCTGAGTTATACGCATACAGCCAGATTTCATCGATGACCGAGGATGATGTTCCTGTTGCGTGGATAGTTGTACCAGTCGATGCTGTAGCTGCTACCTTGATGGCTTTGCCTTGGGTGCTGCCTGATAGTAATACCTTTGTAAACGTTGCCATTATTTTCCCCTATCCGAATACTTGCATTGAAATTACAGCTTGATCAGTATCATAGATTGCGTTAGTGCCATTAGTGCCATTAGTTCCATTAGTTCCGTTAGTGCCAGCAGTACCTTGTGGAATCGTAAAGTCAAATACCGCAGCACTTGATGTTCCACTATTAGTTACTGTTGCAGAAGTACCAGCTGCGCCCGTTGTAGTAGTGCCAGCGGCAATAGTCGCAGCAGCGCCATTAGTACCATTAGTACCATTTGTGCCGTTAGTGCCATTAGTTCCGTTAGTGCCAGCCGTACCTTGTGGGATAGTGAAATTAAAGGTAGCCGCACTAGATGTACCAGAGTTTGTGACAGTGGCAGGCGTTCCAGCAGCACCTGTAGTTGTAGTGCCAACAGCGATAGTGGCAGCTGCACCGGGCGAACCTGTTGCACCTGTAGCGCCAGTTGCACCCGTTGCTCCGGTAGCGCCAGCAGCGCCTTGTGGCCCTTGTACTCCAACGCTGGCAATAGTTACAGTGTTAAGGCTTTCGGTAATAACCAGAGTAGATACAACTGGTTGAATAACTATTAGATCACTCATCTAGTTACCTGCGCATTGACTGTGGCTACTCCCTGTATTAGTCGAGTAACAACGCCTGTGCTAGATGTAATTTCTAGATCGTAATCGTACTTAGCAGCTGCCATATCACCAGTCTGTGCAGCTGTGGCAGTAATAGCCAACGTACCTGTTGCTCCGGTAATTGTTATGCCAGCACTTGATGTAAGACTTAGGGCAGATGTAGCCGATGATGATGTAAGCCTAAACTGCATGGCTGCTGTGTAACCAGTTAGGTTGATAGCAACACCAGCTGAGTCTTTGTAGGCAACGCTTAAATTCCAGTTAGCACCTTGATCGATAACGAATGAATATTGCTCAGCCATTAGGTAGTTCCCCTATCATTTGTAAACCTAGTTTATCTATGAGTCTTGCTGTTTTAATCGGATCGTTGGCGATTTCGAAATGCATTTCATCTTTACGGCCTTTGTAATCGCCGCCCCACTTGATGCCGTATTTCTTACATAACGCCTGCAGCATGGGTACTTTCTCAGCTGGGAACGTGCCAGCCTTGCCTAGTGGATGTTTAGTCGCGTTAAGGTCTAGGGCTGTGCCGCTGCTGTGGTTGCTAAGTTTCTTTGAACTACCACGCACCATGCGATAACAGTAGCCCCAGTCATCCGCGCCATCATCGATCGGCTCGATCAGCTCGTTAAATTGCTCAGCAAAGGCAACCAATAGGGGAGCAGCAAAATAGCAACAGCGCAGCTTTACATCGCTGCCCTTGATCGCGTAAGACTTGATACGGATCGACTCAGGTTTAACGCTGGCAGGCCAGCCGTTGTAGCTAGTCGCTGACATCTTGCACCGGGCTAACGAATACATCTGCCACTGGATCATAGGTATCACCGATGCCAGCAAACTTGCCTCTAAAATTTGCGTTGTAACTGGTCTGAATCCAAGTGCCGCCAAGGCCAAGAGTAATAGCCAAGAACTCTTGCCCTACAGACTCTAGTGAGTTATCTACAACTAGAACGCGCTGAACTATGTTGTTTGAATCGATTTCTGCGAAGTGTGCCATTAGAAGGTTATGCTCCCTGATCCCGTAAACTTGTAAATCTTGTATCCACCAGCGGTTGTAAATGTAGGTGAACCTGTTGTAGCTGATGCATTGGCATAGGTATCTGCGTAGCGGATAACCACGATGCCTGATCCACCTGCTGCAGTTGAATTTGTAACATTCATTGAATGCCCACCAGCACCGCCACCAGTATTAACTCCACCTGCTGTACAACCAGTACCAAGTGATCCGCCTTGACCTCCGCCACCTGTACCACCTGCTGCACCACCTGTTGCATTAGTTCCAGCACCGCCGCCACCTGCGTAGGTTACTGATGTGCCAGTAATTGATGATGCTAAACCGTTGCCACCTGCACCTTTTGCACCAGTACCTGCGTTGCTTCCAGCCGCACCTGCACCGCCACCACCTGCTGTTGCTGATGTACCCGTGCAGTCGCCACCTGCGTTGCCTTGACCCGATGTAGCTGCTCCACCTGTTGCAGATGATGATGATCCTGTACCAGCACCTGATCCCGAACCACCAGTAACTGCCGCACCAAATCCGCCAGAGTTTCCACTGGTTGCTGAGCCACCGCCGCCTGTTGAAGTGATCGATGAGAAAACTGAATTATTACCACTACCGCCGGGAGAACTTGAACTGTTAGCACCAACCGCGCCACCTGCTCCTACAGTTACAGTTAATGGAGTACCTGCAGCAACTGCAAATCCTGTGGCTGTTCGATAGCCACCAGCACCAGCACCAGATGAATTTGCAAAACCTGATGAACCTGAACCATCGTAGCCACCTGAGCCACCACCACCAGCTACAACTAAATACTCAACGCTTGTAGGCGTGGCTTTGCCATCTGCGCTAAGTGCTGCAATTACATTTAACATTATCCGATAGCCCCTACAACGTACCAAGCATCCGTAGCAGTTTTAATACAAGCTGCTGATTTGTATTGACCCAGTGTAGGTGAAGCTGCTGTCGCGCCTGCACTTAGCACTGTAGTAGTGCCACTGGTTACAGCTGAGATGGTGTTAGTACCAGCACCGATATTCATAACTGTAATTACTGTACCTACTGGGAATGCAACGGATGCATTGGTAGGTATCTTAAAAGCGTTAGCAGATGCATTAGACATGGTTACTAGCACTTGGTACTGATCTGTAGATACCGCCGTGTAGGTAGTGCCAGTCTGAGCATTTAAGGTAAAGGCCACTAGGCCATTAACCATCGCGCTAGTTAGCACATCCCCAGTAACTGCTGGTAGTCCTGTTGCCATTTATTTCCTCCTAGTATGAAAGTACATTTGTGCCTAAAATTCCGTATTGACTTGATCCCAAAACAAAGCCATCGATGATTGGCTCTAAGGTTGTAAAGGTTGTTTTCCATGCGTTCGGCTTAATGTCATGACCTATACCGAATATTTGTAGTGTCTTAGTAAGGCTTGATGAGCCAGGTTGCGTAGTGGTAACTGTGATCGGGGCAAAGAAATCAAGCCCTAACGCGGCAGTGATGCCAGTGTCATAATCAGCTGTGTAAAGATCAAGCACTATCGCATCGCATCGGATAGAAGTTTCAGCCCTAGATGCAACGTAAGCACGGGCATTGTTTAGCGCATCCTCATCTGTTTGCATGAGCAGATTTGTTTCCTGATATGAATGCAGGAAGTATTTATCTATTGATGTTTGATTACTAGCGACCTGTGTTGTACCACCGGTACGGGTAATGCTGGCCTTATTAAATACCAAGGTATCGTCTAGTTTCCATATTGCATTGTTGTATTGAATGCCTGTGCCGTTATCGTTAAATACCGTGGCAGTTCCAGCGACACTACCTGTAGTAACTGTACGATCTTGGAATGTAAAGTTACCTAGTTTGTCCATGTACAACGCGCCGTACTCTGTGGACTCAATGGTTTGTAACGCACCTAACCCCGTGCGA